TTATGGCGTACTTGCGCGAGCCAGTTTCGGCTTTGTAGACCCCTTTATCAGTGCCATCGTATCCAGCGCCGGGAATTGAATAGGTGCGGCTTTCTTTGGTCTCCACGTCTTCGAGCGTCCAATCCATTACGACGCTGGAAATATAGCCCTTCGGCTGGTGCGGTTGATTATCAAAATAGTAGGTGCCATCGGGCCTTTTGGCTAGCGTCGGCGTGAGAATAAGCCCTTCATCGGCCATCAGTTTGCCCACGGCCATGACAGCATCTTCGATTCGCAGATAGCTGGAACCGCCCATCTCTGAGCCAAACTTGCCCTTTTTCTTTACTACCCCGGCAGCTTTTCCGATTTTCAGGATTTTCTGTGCAAGACTTAGTGGCAAAGTAGGCGGAGCTGGTTGTTTAGCGACCATTTCCAGTACTTCCTTTCGCACTTCCTCGCGGTTTGAAAAGCGGTGTTTGGGCTGCTCTGGCGTTGCTGCTGGCTGGTCGCTCATGCTGCTGACTCCTTTTTCTTGTGCTTCAAATAAACCGGATTTACCGCACAGGACGGCAACTCTTTTAGGAAAGCAAAGCGGCCAGTTTCGTAATGGCAATCGAACGTTTTGACCTGCACCAAAGCTCCCGGCGCGTCTGTTTGCGTCCACCACGCTTGCCGCCAGCGCAGAACTTTCTTCGCACTCTTGAGGCTCCAGCACTTGCTGATGCCGATATTATTGCGCCCGTTGTAAAAGTCATTTCGGCAGCCTCGGCAAAAAGAATCGTCTTTCATTTCTCCTCCAAGTTCTCAGCGGCCTGCTTTCTGCGAATCTTATTGCGGCGCTTAATCTCATCCAATGCTTCTTGTGCGCCTTCCCTGCTAGCGAACTGCTGCGCAAAGAATCCCTTAGAAGTCCAAGAAGTTTTAGTGGCATCCACGAACATAGTGAAAGCCAAATCGTTTTCGTACTTGCGCTCGCGGACGATGATGAATTTACCTGCCGCGTTAATCTCTATTTTCAAGGGCATCGGCTTCGTCCTCAAGCTGCGCTTCTGCTGCTAGCTGGTCGGCCAGAGATTCCTCTTCGTCCGGCACATCGCGGTCAAGCCCCCAAAAGCTGTGCATGTCTTCCATCAGTTGGCCTCTCCAAACATAGAGATGCCCTCACGCCTCAACCAATCGCAGGCTGTAATAGGCGATGCGTTGAACTCTTCGCGGTAGGCAGAGAAGGCCACGCTCCACTCGGCATTGAGCCGATCGGCCACTTTCTGCGCTTCCTGATAGCGGAGCCAAGCGTTCTGTTCGGCAATGGCAAGTTGTTCGAGCGTCATTGTAGTTGCTCCAGCAGGTTATCAATTGCTTCAGCTTCCGTACTGCCCCAACCAATCGCGCAACCTGGCTCGTAGGTCGCATCGTCCCACGCAGACCAATCCGAAGCGCGAAGCGGAATCGGCGGTGGGTCGTATTTGGTTTGGATGTTCATTGCCTTGTGGTCCTTTTCTTCAAGATTCATGCTCACTTTGTGGCTCCTAGCGCCTTCCGAATTTGCTGTTTGGCATGCAAGTCGGTAAGAGACGCGCCCGCATCAAGCAATGCTTGTTCCAGCTCCGCCACGCGTGCTTTGAGGGCGGCGTTCTCGGAGGAAAGTTTCTCCAGCGTAAAAACTGTCTTTTCGTAACTATCCATTTGGCTAATCGGTTTTGTGCTCATTTTTCTCTCTCCGTACCCCTTCTACTGGGGCTATGCTGCCTGCTTCTTGACGTTGTAGCCGAGAATTCCGACGTAGTGCGACATACCACTAAACTGGCCATTCTTCAGCTGCTTTTTGCCGTAGATGCTGCAAGAGTCATCTATGAAAGAAAACTTGCTAACCTTCCATACAATGCCCGTGCCATCCACTACGATTTCGCCCACAGAGATTCCTGCATTTTCAGCCTGTAGTCTCTGAAGCTCGTCGTAATCGGCGGAAAGTTTGGCCTCCCGTTCGGCAATTCTTGCTCTCACTGCTGCTATTTCGTTACTCATTTTCCTCTCCTCGTCTGCTGGGGCTACCGCAAAGTCCAAGCTGAGGCAAAGTCAATATCAGCCCCGTAAGTGTCCCGATACCAATAGCCCCAATCGCCGAAATACTTCGAGAGCCGATAGCAGAAAACAATCGCACCCTTCCGCAACTTCGGTGAGTGATAGGCAATTTGGAATGGCGCTTTGATTTTCATTTTTCCTCTCCTCGTCTGCCCTACCGTGCTACTTTGAACCACGCTGGATAGCCCCAGCACTGCCTGAATCCATCCGCGCACCAGCCGCAAATATGAAAGAAGCGAAAGCCTTTCGTTGTGCGGTAAAGCCTAGTTGCGAATGGCGCGTGAATTTTCATGCTCTCCTCGTCTGCTGGCCCTGACTAGCTGCTACTGCAAAGCCTTTTTCGCATCCGCTAACATTGAGTGAAACTCGCAGTAATCGCCGTTATTCTCGCATCGGCAGTACTTGACTGCGAATCCCTCGGCCCACGCCACCAAGATACCTAGCTGCAAGACCAATTCGGCGTTATGCTCTGCGAGCTTCTGGATTGCAAATACTCCCGATGCTTCCGCTTCTGCGGCTTCTGCTTCGGCATCGGCTTGCGCACGGGCACCCTCAACATGCAGCATCTCCGCTTCGTCGTGTTCATCCCACCGCATTTCAGCTCGCTTTCCGATTTGCGGCGCGATACGGCCCGTTAGCCATTTCTTCTCCGCATTCAGCAACAAGGTCAACTGTAGTTCCGATTCCAGCAAGGCGCGTGCGAACATTAGCCAGTGCCAGTTGCGCCCCTTCCACTTGGGAGAGAATTGGCAGGACTGGCGAGTATTCGATGTTCCTGAGAAGCACGGCTAAATCCTGCATCTTATTCGCTGCGCTCTTAAGCTGGCGTTCAGTTTTTGTCATGGCGTATCTCCTTTACAAGCCCAATGTAGCAAAAGCCGGAAACCTTGTCAAGTAAAAAATTTAACTTGACATAAAATAGTTTCCTTGAGACAATCTGGGCATGGCAGCTGTAGAGATTAGCGAAGTACTAGACGTGCTTGACAAGACCATTGCTGAAGCTGGTGGCGTATCGGCGCTGGCAAAGAAATGGAAGGTTGAGCCGCAGTACATCTACATGGTCAAGAACGAGGATGTTGCGCCAAGCCGTAAGATGTTGAAAAGACTGGGTTTCGACATTCAGAAGCAATACGTCCGGGTGGATGTATGAGAGACAAAGGGAATCCCGGATACGTCTATTTCGGACAGCATCCGCGCGACAACACGATAAAAATAGGACAGTCCCAGTACCCATTCCATCGGTGCTATTCACAAAGAATTCAGTTAATCGGCATCCTGCGAGAGCATAATTGGCTCAAGCGCAGCCACGAACAGATGCTCCATGAGAGATTTGGGCATCACCGGGTTGAAGGCGAATGGTTCAGGGATTGCGCAGAGTTACGCTCGTTCATCTTCCACAGTGGTGCACATTCGAATCTGTGGTGCGGCATGGCTCAAAGGAAATCGGCATGAGCAAACGAGCGGCAGGCGGCAGGAAGGTAGAGAGCGAACATATTCTATTATTCCGCAAGCATCTCTCTGAACTCGGTTTAGAGTACGAAGAGGAAGTGAGGTTTCATCCGCAGAGACTTTGGCGTTTCGACTTTTACTTGCCGGAGAGCAAAATTGGGATTGAGATTGATGGCTATTTTCGCGGCAGACACCAGGCGTTCGGCAAAGACAACGACAAGCAGAACGCGGCGATTATGATGGGATATCGTGTCTTGCGATTCTCTACACAGGCGGTTTTGCGCGGGCGGGCTAAATCTTTCATCTCGGAGCACATGAGGAGCTTATGAGCGGCGGAGAGCCAACATTTGAGAAAGAACGGCCAGCATATCCAGTTTACGAGCGGCCTGTTGTCCGGCAGCCAGACGGCCTACAAGCACAGATAGCGGCGATGAGAGACGCAATTACGGCCCGGAACGGGCTTTTAGAGGCCATCAGCGAACAGATTCGAATAGCCAGCGAGGCCCATTACGCCATTCTCAAGGCGAATCAACTGCTCATCCAGGAAGAGGCGGCAAAGAGCAGAGAATTGGCTGGTGAGCGGCACAGAATCGAATGCGAACAGATTCGACTAGGCTTTGAAGGGTTGGGCAAGGAGGTTCAATTCATTCGTGGTTACACAGAAGCAGCAAATGAGAACGTGGCCAAAATTGCGGAGCGCCTAAGCGCCTTGGAGAGCAAGCAGAGCGAACGATTTGAATTAGTCGGCAAGGGATTACACGCCATCGCAGACAGGCTTGAGGCAATCGAAGAAGGCCAGAAGCAAATGGAATTGCGACTTGGAGCGTATATTCGCGGACTAAAATCAGCGCAAAGCCAATCGAATCAATCAGTTACCGGCAAACAGCGGCGGAGGAAGAAGCGGTGAGGCGCGAGGACCCGCTCGTACTGGCTCTATTTTTCGGACTGATGCTAATGATGGTGGGCTACATCGGCCTGGTGTGGTGGGCAGTGAGGAAAAAGAAGATATGAGAAACAGTCATCTAGCAATCGTTAGCCTGCTGGCACTTTGGATGATTATATGACGAAGGTATCGGAGGCGGTAAGCCATGAGCGAACGTGCTGTAATCACCGAGCGATTTATGATTTTCCTTTTTGTGGTTCTAAGCTGCTTGGCTTGCTACCGGTACGGCAAGCGAGCCGCTGACCGCTGGTGGCAGGGAGCGATTAAAGCTGACCATGACGCGCGGTGTGGGCAGCCAGTGCCGCAGAAACGTCAAATGCTGTGCGCGGGAGAAACCTGCGTGGACGACGCTGACGATACATGGATTTGTGACGACAAGGGATGCAGGCCAGCGGTGGAGATTGTTAAGCAAGGCGACTGTGTAAAGATTCATTCTGACGGTACAAACTCAATCGTTAAGAAAGTTCCCTGCACCACGAATATAACAGACGGTTCTGTGGTGTGGCCATGAGTTCCGCGCCAATCCACGATTATCCAATCCGAGATGAGATTCTGTGGCAGTTCGGGCCGAAGATGGACAGGCGTAAAAGAATCAACCCGCTGTTCGGCGCTAGGTACTAGAACGTTGACAAGCCACAAGTTAGAGAGTAAATAGATTGAGTTAGATGGCAAAAGGACGCAAAACGGGTGGTAGGGTCAAAGGGCAGAACAAAGTTGAGTCTGCGGAGTACTTTGTCAAGCAAGTTGAGCAGGCTTTGGGAAAAGGCCAATGGAATGACAGCTTCATCAATCTGACTTGCAGGCACCTTACTCGCAACGGAAAAGACGCAGCACTTTCACTCACGGCACTCCTCAGAATGCTCGAAATGAAGTACGGCAGGCCGAAACAAACCACTGAGCATACAGGCAAAGACGGCGGCGAAATATCCGTGAAAGTGACGCACGTTGGCAATTGAAATATCCGTTCGATTGCAGCCAAAACAATCCCACCTACTAGAACTCTGGAACGATTCACAGACAACACGCATAGGCTTTGGCGGAGCGCGAGGCGGAGCTAAGTCTGGTGGTGGCCGCAGATGTATGCTGCTCAGAAGGCTGGAATACGCAAATACAACCGGCCTGATTCTCCGCAGAACGTATCCAGAGCTTTATAAGTCGCACATAATCAAGATGTTTGAGGAGTTTCCGATTACACGTGGCTGGTGGAATGAACAGCGCAAGGAAGTAGCCTTTCCGAATGGCTCAAAACTGTTCTTTGGCTCGGCAGAGCATGAAAAGGACATGGCAAACTTCTATTCGGCTGAGTTCGCTGACATCATGGTCGATGAATCGCAGGAGTTCAGCCAGGATGAGCTGGAGAAGCTCACCGGTTCGAATCGTTGCACCAGCAACAGAGCAATCACGCCAAAGATGGTCTACACGTTCATGCCGGGGCTTTCTGAGGCAGGAATCCCGCCGAAGGGCTTGAACTACCTGAAACGAGTGTTTCCTGATGGGCAACTGAGAGGCGAGGAAGTCCGCAACAAGTGGGCATTCATTCAGGCGTTTGCATGGGATAACGTGGAGTGGGCAAGAACAGAGCTAGAGAAAGACGGCCTGGACGAAGAAGATTTCTATTCGTGGGACGAAGACCAGCGGAGAGAGTACTTTATCAACCGGACGCAGTTTGGTGCAACGCTGGCTGGACTGACCAACGCTTATTTGAGAGAAGCTTGGCTGTACGGAAAATGGGGAGCCTTTGAAGGGCAGTACTTTCAGAACTTCCGCTATGAGAAAGACACGGTTGAAGCCGAAAGCATCATCATCCAACCGTGGCACAAGCGCTGGATTAGCGGTGACTGGGGATTCGAGCATCCTGCTTGTTTTCATTGGCATGTACAGGATGAAGAGGGCTTTGTCACGACTTACAGGGAGTTCTGGAGTATCGGACTCGGTGAAGCGGCTTTAGGGCACAAGATTGGCGAACTATCGAAGGGCGAGCCAATCAAGAATTTCTATCTAAGCTGGGATGCATTCGGCAAGCTATCCAAGGAAACGCGAAGGCCGATTACGGAGTTGATTGCAAACGCTTTACCCTCGAATGTGGCTTATCCAACGCCAGCCGATGCCAGTCCTGGTACCAGAATCTCAGGCTGGAGATTGATGCACCAGCTAATCGAAGCAGAACAGTGGAAGATCAGCAGAGAGTGCAAAAAGCTCATAGAATGCCTGCCGACGCTTGTGAGAGACATGCAGCGCAACTCTGAGGACGTTTTGAAGGTGGACCACAGCGAGAACTATGTGGGCGATGACCCGGCAGACTGTGCGCGGTATGGGCTTGCCGAGGAGCGCATCACGGTGGTTGGCAAGCCTCATTCTCTCAGGCTAAAAGAGCGTGTGCAGGAAATCGTAAAACAAGCGGCTCCTGACATGATGGTGCAGTATGAGAAGGCGATTGCGGAGGGTGCAAAGCATCCCACGACGTTCCCCATAAAGCGGAAGCACTGGAGATTTGCTAGGTAAAAAATACCCTCTTGACAAAGGTGCTAGACTGTTTTCCATGCGTGAATCCTTGCGCGTGGCGTGGAACTGGATAACAAAAAGCCGCTACACCTGCTACCTTGAGCAGGAGCTAGAACGTACCCGCACTGAACTCCGCGAGTGGCAAAGCCTAATTATCGCAGAGAAGGGCCTTCCTGCACTATCTCCAGTTGAAGCGAGGCCGTTGCCCAGAACGCATGGCCGTATGCTGCCCAGCCAGTTCAAAGAGAAGCTATCGGCATTCACGATGCCAAAGGACAAACCAAATGGCAGCGCGTAAACCCGGAAGACCGCGCAAAGATTTGCCGCCAAAGAAAGTTCTGGCGGCACTGGTGAAAGAATTAAAGGCATGAGTATGCACATCGACAACGTGAGAATGAATCTAGATGGCACGATGACGCTGACCCTGTCGGCGGACATCAATCCCACGGTAGCAGCTTCGTTTGCCGGAGCAGTTGTGACCGGCGTAGCGACAAACCCAAACCCTTCGCAGGTCGATCTGGTGATTACAGTTACTCCCAGCTCGCCTGTGCCCAGACAAGTAGTGACGCAAGACCCTGGCGGTTCAGAGTCAATCGGTGGAGGCTAAAGGAGAAGCGCATGATTCTGACAAAGGAACTACTCGACAGGTTTTTTGGCGTGGTTAATCGGGGCAATCAGACCGATGCACGGGAATGGCTTTTGGAAGTTCTCGGCAAAACTCCAAAGGAAGCAAAGGTAAGTGCGGCTGACCTCACGCTGTTTTCAAAGGAAATCAATGCATTTGCTCCGCCCGAACGCCGCAACGCAGCGAAGGATACGCGGCCAGAACCCAGAGAAGAACGGCGACATGGAGCGCCTGACCTTCGGCCATTTGTGAGCGTGGTGCCAGTAGTGCCAGCACCGAAGCCGGTTGAACCGACCGTATTTACCCCGCCTGCAGCTCCGGTCAAATAGATGCCCTACGACCAGGTCATGAGCAAGTGGAAATCGGGCAGCCTGCACAGCGGTTCGAAGAAAGGGCCGCAGGTTAAGAGCCAAAAGCAGGCTGTTGCGATTATGCTCAGCGAGAAAGCAAAAGCCAAAGGCGGAAAAACAGAATATCAGCCTAAGAAGAAAGGCGGATTTAGAATCTAAATGGCAAACAAAGTCCTGCAAGTCGCCACAGCGGCGCTCATTGATTCAGCCGTCACTGGCCCGGTTATCGGAAATGTATTCTCCTTTGCTGAGCATAAAGGCAATGGAGACTTCAGCGCCATCTTTCAAGCAGTCGGTACCGTTACAACTATTACGGCTCAGCTAGAGATTAGCTTGGATGGCGGCACGACATGGGCGATTGCGGTTACCGGCGCAAACTTCTTCCCAACGAACGCGGTAACGAACAAAGCGGTAACTCCGGTTATTTGTGGCGCTTTGTATCGCGTGAACTACACGGCGGCTTCCGGTTCAATCAATCTATGGGCATGTTCAAACTAAGATTTCTCGCATTGCTTCTCTTTGCTTCTGCCGCATCCGCGCAGACGCAAACGCTTGTCTCTGGAACGCTTACTGACCCGAACGGTGTGGCCTATTATCCGGCAACGGTGAAGGCGTGCCTTTCTCCTTCGACGCTCAATCCCACGGTTGGCGGCAATCCCGTAAACACCAATGCTGGAACTCCTTATTGCGTTGGGCCTGTGAATACCAGCGGGTCAGGGTTCTTCTCAATGGCGCTTTGGCCTAACGCCAATATCGTTCCCGGCTCAACAACTTGGATATTCAGCGTACACGCACTAGGCACACCACCACCGTCCGGCAATGGGACACTAGACTTTGCAAGTGCTGGCGTGACGATTTCTGGCGCAACACAGGACGTAAGCACAAACATTAACAGCGTGGGAACGGCGCAGCTTAGAGCTAGTGGCAGTGCTGCACAAAATTCCACTCCGGGTACGCCGGGCATCAACTCAGTCCCTATCACTTCCGGCCTAATGGCGGAATATCGTCTTTTACCGACTGAGACGCCTAGCGCATGTGTGGATTATTCAGGGAATGGGCGGAATTGTACAGGAACGGTTGGTACGGCTCCGACCATCATCGCTGGCAGCGGCGGTATTCTGGTCAATGGAAACGGCGCGCTCTCTCTTCCCGCTTCGCTCAATTCCGCGCTGTCTTATTCGTTTTACGCATGCTTTCAAAATCCAGCTAGCTCGACAGCGGCCAACTGGATTATCGCCAGCAGTAGCGGGCAGACCGGACTAGAGGTGGTGACGAACAACCCTGCCATCAATACACTCTTCGGCGGTAGCCGTCTTGCAACCATCGCCAACAACGCAATTAAGACGCAAACGAACTGGCCATTCAACGGCTGCGGCACCATCACCGAAACGATGGACACGACTGACCACATCTATTGGAACGGTCAGGAAACCACTCTGTATGCATCCACTGGAACCTCTGCTGGCGTAGCAGCTGGAAATTATCAGCTCGGCGGGATTGCCGGAACCTACTGGCAGGGACAAATCTACTATGCCGTTTTTTATAACCGGGTCATCACGCAGACGGAAGCTCTTTCCATCGCCAACTGGCTGAATATCTATATTCCAAACCGTGGAGGCATTGCGCCGTTTGTTGGCCTAGTAAGCGCCAACGACATGATTCTTTCCGCGGGAGATTCAGAAACGGAAGGCTTTGGATTAACCACGCGCTGGCAATCGCAAGTTGTATTGAATTCCGCTTTAGGTTGGTCGACCGTGACCGAGCCGGTAGCTAACAACGGACAGCCAAGCAAGTTATTGAACGCGATGGCAGCCGACGCCAATTACGAAATCTGGCCAATGTATCGCATCAAGAATCCCGCACCGGGTATCAGTGGACAGGGCGGAAGAAACGTTGTCATTGCATGGGGCGGAACGAATGATTGCAATGCGGCCAACAGTGCCGCGCAAATCGAACAGCATCTTTTTGCATTCTCTGGCAGTGTGAAGCAAGCTCCTTGGAGCAATCCCACTCTCGTATTTACTTCGATGATGGACAGGTCGGGCCTTTCTACTTGCAAAAATAACTGGAACACGTTGTTGCGATTGAACGCGCCCGGTGCCGGGGTGGATTACCTCGTTGACATGGCCAGCAATCCCCTTCTAGGAGCGGATGGGGCAAACGCTTCGGCCACGTGGTTTCAGGCAGACCATACCCACTGGGCGCAGGTTTCGGCTACCAACTTTGGCGCTTATTATTTCGGCAGGGCAGTAAACGCTTTGTTTGGGCCGAGCAATTTCAGTGGCGCGAACACTTACACCACGACTTCAACGGCGGCAACAGCGACCACAAGCGGAACATCTTCCGGCCAAACGGCAAGCGTAGTTATGGGTTCAAATCCGTGGGTTGCTGGACAGTGCGCCGTCGTAACGGGCGTGACTCCTGCTGGCTATAATTCCCCTGCCGGACAGTGTTGGTTCATTCTAACCGCGAACGCCACAACGATTACCTACACGACTACTGGCTCGAATATCGGCCCGATAACCGTACAAGGAACCGTTCAAGCTGCACAAGAGCTTGACCAAGACACTCTCTTTGAAGTTCTTGGCGGTTCGGCGGCTGGCCCTTCGCACATCATCCAGACTTGTCAAGGCAGAGACCCGAACCTGACGAAGCTGGTCATGATTACGAATACGAATGCAACGCCGTGGACAATCACTTCACTGGTTAGCGAGACCATCAACGGTGGAGCAACGTTCACGACGCCGGTAGCTTCCGCGACGAATCATCCGGTTATTGCATTGAAACCAATTCTGACAAGTCCAAGCGCTGCAGGATGCACTTGGCAGGCGAGTCTCCAATGAGACGGAATAGATTCACTATCGCTGAACTTATTGGGGTTGTTATATTTCTTGCTATTTTCTGCTTTTGGTGGATTCGGCAAGAGGCTCGCGCGCAGAGTTACCAATCCACTTCTCCGCCTATGGTGTTTACGAGCACCGCGATTGGAGGCGGACTTCTAGCTATCGGCGCAACAGTCTCAACGACCGTAAACGTCACTGGCGCTCAAGTCGGAATGCCGTGCGTGGCTGCGGCAACTGATGGTACGGACATGGTTGCACTTGGATTTTTGCCCACTTGCACGGTAACTTCTGCTGGCGTGGTTACGGTGCGCGGCATTGCAGTTATCTCCCTGACTCCGGCGAGTAAAACCTATTCGGGAAGGGTGTTTCCAAACTAGTGGCGACTAACCCCACAACGCTGACGGCACAAAATCCAGGTCAACCAGACCCCAACAATCTTACGCGCGAATTTTGGTATCCACTTTGGCAATTGCTCGTAGACCTTGAACGCATAGACGACATTCCGCGCAGGGAAGAAGTAAAACTGATTCTACAGCGCAGGCTTTACATGCGCGGCGAACAGTATTGGTGGTACAACAACGATTCAGGCGCATGGTATCCGCCAAACGTTCTGCCTGCTGGCTTCGATGCCAACGATGTCGTAAGCCAGAACTTCCGCAACGTGACAAACATATTTCAGGCTACCGGGCTTTCGCTTTCGAGTGTCATCACGCAAAACAATACGCGCAGTCAGTTTTACCCGGAAAAGGCTTCTGACCCGCAAGACGTGGCTACGGCCAAGAACGGCTCGAAGTTTGTTGACCAGCTGCACCGGAAGAACGACTGGGCCAAGCGCATGGATGAGTGCGGCTATTTCATGTGCACAGACGGCTATTTTGGGGCAAATATCCGCTATGTCAGCGATGGCGACAAGTTTGGGTACGATGAACGCGACATCCTCGCTCCGGTAGAGGTCCCTATCGGGCAGTCTACCGTCTCGTGCCCATCCTGTGGCTATGAAGCGGAAGGCTCGGCAGAAACGCAGCCAACGTGCCCGGATTGTGGGCAGCCGCTCATAGAGAACCCTCCCCCAACGGCAACAGCACTGCAAACAGTCGGAACAGCGCAGATTCCCAAAGGGCAAGAGATAGTGACGATGGTTCCGGCGCTGCAACTCCGTAGAACGGCCTATGCGGATGACCAAGCAGACGAACTTTACAAAGACTGGTTGACGGATATAGACAAAGCTGTGGTTATAGCGACCTATGGCGATTTGCCGGACGCCGACCAGCCCGGAAAGACGAAAGAAGACCAGTTAAACGGAGCAACGGGAGGAGATGATTCAGGGACAGCGGCTTCGTATGAGCGTATCGCTCGCAGGCTTTTGTATCTTGGCACAGGCAGACATTCAGGAGTGACACTTGAGGGCCTCGGAACGTTTCAACGGGCGTGGATTCGCCCAAAGGCGTTTTATCGAATCATCGACAAGAATCTTCGTGCGCAGTATCTCCAGATGTATCCAAAGGGCGTCAAGATTGTTTTCTACAATGGCCAGTATTGCGAATCGAAGGCGGAGGGCATGGATGAGGCGTGGGAGAGTATGCACACGATGCCCGGAGAAGGGTCGATCCGAGAGACGCTGATTAGTTCGATTCTGCCGATTCAAGACCAGCTGAATGATTGCACCAACCTACTGTTTGAAATCTGCATGAATGGCGTACCGGAAGGCTTTGCTTCTTCTGACTTACTGGACTTTGAGGCGCGGAACGAACAAACAGCCTCGGCGGGAAATGTGACGCCTGTAACTTTGGCACCGAATCAGGTGATTGGCCAGAAACTCATGTTTACACAGGCCGTAGAGCCTTCGATGGCCATGATGAAGTACATCGACATGCTGATGAATGCCATTCCTCAGTTCCTATCAGGCAACTATCCGGCTCTTTTTGGCGGAGATACAGGCTCAAACGACACAGCGGCAGGCATTGCGATTCAGAGAAATCAGGCAATGGGCCGAATCGGACGGGTTTGGCGGAATTTTCAGCAATTTCTGGCGAATGTCGATGCAAAAGCAGTGAAATGCTTTGCCAATAACCGCACTGAGGATATGGAAGTCGCCCAGCAGTCCCAAACAGGGGAATTTGACACGGATTTCGTGCGGCTTGAGGACATGCAGGGCAATATCGTGGCTTTCCCTGAAGTAGATGCTCAGTTTCCGGTTCTGCAGGCCGATGTACGGGCACTTTTACTCAATATGTTCAACGGAGCGAACCCAGTTTTCCTGCAGACGATTGCCACGCCTGAAAATCTTGAGTATTTGTTCCGAATGATGGGGATTTCGGACGTGGAAGTGCCCGGAGAGCAGCAAAGAAAGAAAACCAATCTCGATATTCAGCAGCTTTCGCAGGAACAGCCACAACCCGGTGCTCCAGGCGTTGGACCTGATGGTAAACCGACTCCTCCGCAGCCTGTTCCTAGTATTGCGCCTGACCCAAACATTGACGATTTGAAAGTAGCGGCAGCGACAGCAAAAGCATGGCTCATCAGCGACAAAGGATTGCAGGTGAAGCAGACAAATCCTGATGGCTACATCAACGTGTATTTGTTCTCGAAGGCCTGCGCAATGATGGAGAAACAACAGGAGATGCAACAAGCGGTTGCGGCAATGGCGATGCAAGACCAGGGACCAATGGCCGATGCCGGAGGCGCTGGAGCCATGTTGCCGCCCCCTCATTTGAAGCCAGCGGAGAAGAATCCGCCTAAACCGAGTTCTGCTTCTGGAAGTCCAGGAGCGGGAGCATAGAGCAAATCGCCTAGTCAGCGTTAAATGACGCAGCTCTAAGGAGAAAAATGGCAACAACCGTTGTAACACCACCTGCAGACACTCTTGAGCAGAAGTTTGCCAAGATTGAAAGCGGCACAGCGAGTGCGGCTGTGGAACCGGGTACGCCGACGCCAAGCGTAGAAGCGCCTGTAACACCTCCGGCAGCGGTGCCGGGGCAGGAAACTGCCGAACAACCGATAGAAGGCGCGGAACCGGAAGAAACTGAAGTTGACCTAGAAACAGCACCGGAAACGAGTGGAGACTTTGCGAAGTATAAACCCTTGTTCAAGGAAAACCCGGAACTCCGGCAGATACTTGGACAGCACAAAGCCTACACCGAGATGCGCGGAGAACAGGCGTGGGAAGAGTTCAAGCAAATCCACGAGCGCGTTCCTACGCTGACCGATGCGGAACGACTGGTTGAGGAATCGGAGCAGGCACGGGAATTTGGCAAGACTTTCCGCGAAAGCCCTGTGCAGTTTGTCGAAAGCCTTAAACAGTCCGACCCACACGCGTTTACGAAGCTGGTTTCTGACTTGCCGCAGATTCTTGCCAAAACGGACCTGAACGCATGGCGCGACCAGGCAGCCAGTTACATTGACCCTGTGCTGAACAATCTCTACGGGATTGCAGCGCGGGATAAAAACGAGGCGCTCACTCAGGCAGTGCAGCTCGTGGCTCAGTCACTTGGCATTGCACCGGGACGAACCGCGTCTCCGGCGAGCAATCCTGAAGTGGAAGAGTTGCGAAAGAAACTGCAGGAGAAAGAGCAAGCGGAAGGAAGTCAGGCTTTCGAATCGTTCTGGAGCCAGACCGACAGTACTGTGATTGAGCGAACGGTTACGGAGATTGAGAGCACCCTTAAAAAGGCCGCTCCCAATGCTTCTGAAGCCCAGCTCAAGCGCATGGTCAAAGAGGTCTACTCAGGGACGCTCGAAGCTCTCAGTTCCCAGCCGCAGTTTGTCGCTCAGATGGACAACTACCGTCAGAGCGCACAAAAGGGCAAGCAGGGGATTTACGACCACAACGCCATCGTTGATTTCGCCACGAAGCGGGCAAAAATCGTCATTCCGCGAGTGGCGCGAGACGTAGCAAGCGAGTGGAACAAATCCATCTTGCAGACGAGCAAGCAGACGACAGAGAGAAAACAGGCAGTCGCCGCAACGACTAAAGACGTGGGAGCCGGTCCGCAAGCGACATCCTCCGCTGCAGCCGCCGTTCCGAAGAACGGAAAGCTGACGAGCGAGGATATTTACAAGCAATTGGAAGCGGGTACCTACGTTCCGCCTAAAGCGCGGGTTTAGTTTTTAGCGGGGATGCCAAAAAGGAGATTTAATGGCTTCAGTTGAGGCAAACGTTCAAGGTTTAGAACGCGAGCTGATTGTTTACAAGGATGGCATCCCCGAACTTTTGGAATTGGATGCCCCGCTGTACAACCTCATGGAAAAGCAGGAAGCCGACCCGGCTTCGAACCGCGCAACCCGTATTCCGTTGCTCGTTTCGGTCGGCGGCACTCTCCAGCAGGTGAGTATGGACGGTGGCTCCGTTGGCGATACGGGCGGGCCGGTGTGGCAGACCGCTACACTGACTCCGTTCTATTACACGTCAGGCTTCAGCTACACCCTGCTTGCGAAGTATGCAACCACAGGAGCGGAACGCGGCGTGAAGTCGGCAACGGGCGAAGTGATGCGTCTGGCGGTCAAGTACTTCAAGACCGGGCTAGACATGGTGATGAACACGGCGGGCAACGGCGTAATCGGCACGATTACTTCGGTGTCCACCAATACCTTCACGATGACCACAGACGGATTCAAGGAAGAACTCGTCCTGATTGGCCAGAACGTGCAGGTATACAACGCGGCGCTCACCACCAACCGAGGCACTTCCACAGTCACGGCAATCGACCGCATTGGCCACACGATTACGGTAGCGGCGGCACCGGGCGGCACTATCGCCACGGACTTGCTGGTAATCGGCGGACTCTCCGGCACACTTACAGCGCAGTCTTCCTTGTTTGGCATCCAGTACCACCAGTCGGACGCGACTTCTGGCACTTGGCTTGGCCTGAACCGGGCAACTGTTCCGCAGGTTGTGACGCCTTCCGTCAACGCGAACTCTTCCGTGCTCACCACGGGAATGATTCGCGGGGCGCTCAACCGCATCCGCATCAACTTGGGCGACACTTTCTTCAACACGGAGATGACCAAGCTGACGGCGTACATGCACTTCGCACAGGCTGACTCTTACGAGTCGATTGCACTGCTCATCAGCAACATCTGGAAAGACCCGACAGGGAACCAGAACGTCGATCTGATGTTCAACAACCAGTCGGGACTCAAGATGTCGAACGTTCCTGTGGTGCAGTCCATCCATCAGGACCGTACGCGCATTGATTTCCTCTGCCTCGGCTATTGGGGGCGCATCGTGGCCACCGATACCGGCTTCCTGACGATTGGCGACAAAATCGTTTGGCCGAAGATTGATACCTCGACGGTTCCGGGCGGCTTGCTCGCTACGGAGCAGTTTTGGTTGAAGGCTGGTCTCCAGATGTACAACAGAAACCCCGCAGGCTCTAGCTACATCAAGTCGCTCGGTCTGCCGCTGATTGGTTCCAGCAGCATCTATTAATCTTTAGCGGCCTAGGGGATGAGCCGGAATCATCCCCACAAAAATATGATTCCACCAGTCTCAAAAGTACTTGAACGGCGAGTGACCGAGCGCGGCGGGAGAGCCGAAAATGGCTTGCCTGTATTCCGCATCATCCGAGGGTGTGACCGTTTCACGCACATCGGCGGTAAGTGGAAGACGTTCGACAATAGCGGCAACGTTACGGGTGAATGGATTGGGACGAAAGAATGTCTCAAATACCCGGAAGCCAAGGACCGTTACATCCTAGAAGTTCTTTGCCCGCCAGAGAACTACGGCTCTGAGGCGGTCTGGGAAACCATGTTCACGGAATGGATTGACGGCGTGCGCGTCGAAACACTAGGTCCATTCCCGCGTGAAGGCGAATACGAAATAGTAAAAGTCATTGAGCGTGAGTACCGCGATTCAAAAGGCGTGACGTGGAAAAAAGAGTTTGTTCCTCTGACGGCTACCATTTGCGATGCCATCGTGGATACGGCAGTCAGAAACAGAGACTTGCCGGAACGCATCAGGAAAGAAGCAAAACGAGCCATTTTCGAGCAGCAGGAAAAAGAAAAAGACCAAAGGCTTGAGGAAAAGTTCGAAAAGATTGAGAACAAGGCCGAATGGGAAAAGAATCTGCACGTTGCCGTGCCGACAGAGTTTGAAGTCTCAAAATATAGCTAGGAGGAAAGATGGGTTCGATTCAGATTTGCAATACTTCGCCGGAAGCGATTGTTCTTCCCCGGAGGACGTACAACGTACTGGGCTGGAAAATTCCCGCTTGCCCGCCAGACAAGCCGTTCACTTCCATCGTGATTGAAGACCAGATGGACGTGAAAAAGGTCTATGTCACCTATGCGGAGAACGAAGCAGAGAAGATTCCCGTTCCTGTTCCGTACCAGCAGGTAGTGGCGGACTACTTCGGCAACGAGAAGCTCGCGCAGAAGGGCTGTTTCACCTGTGCGCCCGACCACATTCCGACAGAAGCAGAAGTCACGAATGCGCGGAACATGCGCTTGAAGTGGCTGCAGGGACTTGTGGAAGCGGGCGACAAGGAATTCATGCGGACGCACAAGGTCGATGAGATTCCCGATTTCTGCAAACTGGCGGTTACGGAACTTGGCCTAAAGCGCGAATGGGCGATTGTAGCTCCTCCGCCGATGACTTCCTGTCCCGCCTGCGGAGAGACCATCAATGTTGGCGTGGCAATCTGCAAGTCTTGTCACGCTATTTTGGACTTTGAAAAAGCGAAGGCATTCGGGCTTGTTCAGGAATCGAATGAACCTGAAACCGTCGCAAAGCGCGGGCCGGGTCGTCCGAAGAAAGAAAAGCCAGAAGAGCAGGACATTGACGGGCCGGTAGGAGGCATCTAATTCCCGCTCTAGCCTCAACGGCGTTTCCGATGGCGAGTGAGTGTTTGCAGCTCACTCGCTCCATGCTGAACGATGCGGACATTCCGTTCACGGTGACGATACCGCCGACCGGGGCTGTTCGCACGCTAGGCAGTCTTGTCACGATGACCACCAATTCTCCGCACAATCTACAGCAGGGAAACATCGTGCAGGTGCAGAGCGTTTCGGACTTGAGCTTCAACGGAACGCAAACTGTTCTGGCGGTGATTGATGCCACGCACTTCACTTACACAAGTGCGGGAGCAAACGTCACTAGCGGAAATGGAATCATTGCGCCGGTAGTGCAAGGCGACTGGGCGACGGACACCGTTCTCTTACCTTTTGCCAACAAAGCCTACCGTAAAGTGCAGGCAAGGCTCTCTGAGAACGGCAGCAAGACCATGACGAGCGAGGCTTATCTGACGCTTGCGGCTAATGCCACTCAGCTACTCGATACGACAAATCCGCCGCTTCCGGTTGATTTTCTGGCTCCGCGAGACTTGTCAGAGAGAATCAATGGCTCCGGTTTGGCTTACGTTCCCATGACGCAGGTGAACATCATTCCAAGTTTTCCTGATTCTTCTGTGCGAACGACTAACGGAATCTACGCATGGTTTGAAGACGGTATTTACTTTCCCGGTTGCACTAACGCAATGGATTGCCGAATCCGGTACTTTGTCGCCTTCCCTGATATATCGGATGGTGGAGGACAGTTCACTATCCGTGGCTGTCAGGATGCGATTGCGACCTATACAGCGTTTCTGGCTGCGAACTCACGAGGCTCGCAGAACGCCAGCATCTTCCTCGGCATGTTCAATGAGGACATAAAGGAATTGCTCAATCTGCAGGCGCACGCAAGGAACTATCTTGTGGGCCGACGCAGGGCGAACAACACAGGGCGCGGGTCATCGCGCTTCTGGGGAACAAGCAGGGTTTGGTGAGCCAAAGCAGTCGAGGTATCTCGCCTCAGAAAAGGAGCAGCAAATGGCGGCAGCGGCAACAATCACGAAAAAGAAATACGATGGGAAACAACTCTGGGTCTACGGAACGATTGCACTATCCGGCAGCTATGTGCAGGGCGGCGACACGCTGACCTTTGCAGGATTGGGTATCCCGTCTTCGCTTGTACCCTTTGCTGTTCAGTTTGAGAGCCAGATTGGCACGGCGGCACAGGCGCTCAACAATTACACATGGGTACCCGGAACGACGCAAGCCAACGGGAAAATCAGGTGTTTCATTGGCGCGGTGGCGGAGCTTGCTGCTGGTGCTTATCCTGCTGCGGCTACAGGCGATCTGATTAGCTTCACGGCACAATTCGAACTGAGGTAAGAGTGGGATTTGACGGCCACACACCGCAACGCATCCAGAACTTCGGCGGACTAAACACGCTCACAGATGCCACGAATCTTCCGGCGTGGTGGTCGCCAAATTGCCAGGATGTGGAATTTCTGCCGGGGCTTGTGAAAACACGTCCCGGCCTCACTTCCGTATATCCTGCAGTAGGGTCTTCCTTGTGTTCCTATTCTAGAACCTACATCAACACGCAGCAAGCAATTCGCACGTTGAATTACTTCATTGATGGAAATCAGATAGGCACTCTCTACAAAGAAGATGTTTCGAATACGCCGGGCGTACAAACTTCTTTCGCAACGAATCTTCTTGGTGCTCTCTGTAATTCAACTTCTCTTTTTGGCCGGGAATACATGGCCTTCAGTGATGGAAAATTCGGCGTTGACGCTCCTCGCCAGTTTGACGACAACAATTTTGACCGAGTAAGCAAAAATGGGCCGGGATTGGCTCCTTCCGCCGTAGAAGAGAACTTGTCCGCAACAATTCAGGCACCAGCTACCGGGGCGAGTCAAATTCCCAATGCAACCATCGCGGCGGGTCCCACGGGAGCCGTACAAAATGGGGCTGTAATTACTTTCACCACGACTGCACTGCATGGATATTTAATAGGCGATACGGTGGACGTTACCGGAGTCGGAGTAGCGGGTTACAACGGAACATTCACAATCACCAGTGCGACCTCCACGACTTTTCAGGTAGTTGGAACTGTTTATGGGCTTGCGGCATCTGGCGGTGGAACCGTAAAAAACAGGAGAACGGTGTTTTTTCTCAACTCTCCTCTGCCTGTTAAAGTAGGCGCTTCTGTAACCATCGCAGGTGTCACGGTGGGAGGCTACAACGGAACATGGAAAGTCAGGTTCCTTACCAGCACCAACTTCACCAATTTTCAGGCAGATTTAGCGACTTCCGGGCTTGCAGCTTCTGGAAATGGAACGGCAACTGTTTCAGGAAGCATCACAGCCGGAGTGCATCAGGTCACTGTCATGTTTGTGGACAGGGAAGGCTACATCACGCAACCTGCTCCGCCTAAATCCTTTACGGCCACAGGAAATAAGCGCGTCGTTTTGTCGAATATCCCCACAGGGCCAGTAGGAACCGTGGCTCGCATCGTAGCGTTTACGCCAATCAGTTCCGGGAGTTTTTTTTACCTGACCGGAACGAATCAAACCATCGCCTTCAGCGATATGGTCATAAACGACAACTCGACCACTACTGCCATTTTCGATTTTTCCGATGCTTTGCTCCTGAGTGGAACGAACATAGACAGTGTCTTTGACCTGCAAGTTCTGGGGCCATGCGCTGGCGTGACAGCTTACTCTTCGCGGCTTTTCTGGTGGGGAGAACTCAATCAGGTTCCCAACTTTATAAACATGAGTTTCGACGGAGGGTGGCATTTTTCTTCGGGCGGTTCACCTGATTATCCGTTGGGCTGGACACAAGACCCGACATTCGGAAATGGAGGAACGAGTTTTGGAACTGGCGTAGCCGGAGAAGCCTATTCGATTCAGCCCCTTGCTACCGGCACAGCCTTTGGCAGAATCAATCAGTCCGCGTACAAAGACGGCTTCGGCGCAACGATATTGCAGCCAGCCACGAGCTATTCCGTCAGAGCGCGGATAGGCTCGCTCGGAGCATTGACAGATGGAACCGTGCAAATCAACGTCATCAGTGTAAGTACGGGATACACAAGCACAGGGCTTTTGGTTCCATATACTTCCTTGCAGGACATTCTGGCTGGTGGGGCTTACAAATCGTTTTCCGGCCTGCTGACCAATCCGCTTTCCTCTATCCCGGCTGATTTGGTTTTGAGCGTGCAAGTCGTGGTAGGAATCAACCAAATAAGTTCGGTAGTGATTGACGAAATTGAAGTTTATCCAACGAATCAGCCAACGCTGGCCACGATAATTCGCGCTTCAGGCGTGGAAGACCCGGAAAGCTATAACGGACTGACTGGCTTATTGGAGCCTGCCCCTGAAAATGGACAGCGAGTTACGTCTTGCTTTGTAATCAGAAATCTTCTCTACATGGCCAAAGAGCGGAGTCTCTACGTCACGCAAGACGATGGCGTTTCCGAGCCTTCTCAGTGGACCATCCAGGAAGTATCTTCGAAGATAGGGACACCTTCCATTCGGGGAGTCGGAAAAGGTGATGAATGGGCCGTGATTGCGGGAGAATCCGGCCTTTACTACTTCACGGGCGGATTGATGGGAGAACAGAATAAGCTCTCAAAAGAAATTCAGGGGACATGGAATAACATCAACTGGCAATACGGACACTTGGTCAGTGTTGCGGTAGACCCTGAGAGAAAGCGCATCTATGTTTCCGTGCCCTACGGCGCTTCAACCGTCTGCAATCGCGTTCTGACGCTTGATTATACGGAAGGATTTCAGGAACTGCAGGAAGGCGTAGGAAGAAAGTGGTGCCCGTGGTCGATTTCGGCAAGCTCCGTTGTTCTCATCGAGCGGCAAGATACGACACTTCAGCTTTTCATGGGCAATTCGAATGGCACCGGGAAAATCTATCAACTTGACCTGACGGGTCTGATTTACAACGACGATTCAGCCGCCATTGATTCCTTCTGGCAATCGGGGTTTTTCTCCGGGGCTGCACGGCAAAACGTGGGATATATAAGCGGGAATATAGTAGGCTCAGGAAGTATGCTGCTTACCTTATACCGTGGCGACATGACGAACGTGACACAGGTTCGCGGATGGACGCTTAACCAACGCGGTTATACGAACGTGGAACGCACCGTGCAAAAACAAGGCTACCGCTTTAGCGGGAAGTTTGAGACCAACGCGGCCAATCAGTTTTTCAGTATGCAGGGAGTGGAGTTCTGGACAGCTCCGGCAGTTTGGGCACCAGTGCGAGGCATCAATGCCTGAAGTAGTGATTAAGCGCCTGACGATGAACAATCTGGCTCCTGTAAAAGAGCAATGGCCGGGAGTGCATGACGACTTGCAAAAGACTCAGAAGCGCATCAACGACTTAACGACAGTGATTGAAGCACTGGCAGCGGCAACAGGCACCGACATCAAGAAATTACTGGGAGGTGCCTAGTGAGCTTTCTTGGGCCCACATTCGGGAATCTCGGTTCGCGCAAGGGCGTGCAGCAGGGTATCTCCTCTCAATCGAATAATCTTGGCACACAAGCCGGAGCGACAGCAGGGCAGAGAGGTTCTGAGTTTGGCTCGCTCATGCCGGGATTTCAGAGCTTGCTCAATTCCGGCTATTCGGATGCGGAAAAATCCTCCATCAATCAGAACACACTGGGGTCTATCAATGCCTCCTACGGTTCAGCCAACGATGCAGCGTCTCGGCGCATGGCACGCACAAATAATTCTGCGGGGTTTAGTTCTTTTCTTGATTCTTCTGCTCGCGGACGTTCTAAAGACCTTGCTTCGCAGAATCTTGAGAATCAGAAGTCTTTTGCGGACGAAACGCTACGCAGAAAGATGCTTGGCCTGCAAGGAATTGCCGGACTCTACGGTATCGACACAAGCTTCTTGAACAGCCTGAATCAAGGCCAGAATCAGCTAGTCGGACAAGCAAACCAGTTGTACGGAACAACGAAAGCGCATCCGGGCTTTGGCGATTCGTTTATGAGTAACTTTGGCGGTTCTCTTGGCGGAAATCTCGGTTCGCTGCTGACGGGGCACTAGGAGGAAGCATGTCTTTTCTTGGAATGTCGATGCGCAAGCCGGGGCAAGGCTATCAGGATGAAAACGGAATCGACATGGGGCAATCGCAGTATGGCGATATGCCTAGTTTTTTGGATGCTGGCCAGCAACAGCCGAACGCTCCCGGAGCGAGACAGATGTTTCTAGGAGGCATAAAGAACGGCAAACCCGGTGGGAACAGGTTGATGCAAGGACTATCTGGATTTTCAGGCTCAGGCGGTTTCATGGGAGGATTGGGCGACGTGGCGAAGTTTCTCATCTGAGGGCTTATGGCGACCATTAGGAAAATTCTGAATCCGCAGACCTTCGCAGGAGCATTCAGCCCGTGGACAAGCGGCACGTCCAGCTATTCAGGCGATGAAAACAACGCTCCTGATGATGCCATGCGTCCTGCTCCGGCTCCAGCCAATGCGCGGAGCGGAGTTTCTTTGTCTCCAGCTTTCAACCCGAATACCAGTGCGCAGCCTAACGTGACGCGAGACATCTACCAACCGCAACTCAGAGACATCAGTTCGCGTTTACAAGAAGCTTACACCCCACCGGAAGTAGGCGTTGGCGGAACGATTCGGCATGTTCTGGGCGCACTAATGTCACAGAGAAATCCCCAGCTTGGCAGCATCATCAGCGGGGATTATCAAAGACAACGACAGATTGCCGGACTCACAAAGCAATATGGTCTAACGGAAGACGCCATTAATCAGGACAGAGCACAGAAGGCGGCTGAACTTAATCAGCAGAACATCGGTTCAGAGATTAGAGAGCGCGGACGAGCAAACGACATTCGCCAACAGGTAGCCGATACAAAGGAAACTCCCCCGCCTAAGACACCTGAAGAACAGGCTTATGCTACAGAGATTGCCAAAGGCACTGACCCGCTGGCGGCTCTTGAGAAAGTTAAGAACGTAATCAACAAACAGCCCAAGCCTCCTTCGGAAGAGGATAAGGCTCTTTCAGACTACTTGCAGGCGCACAATCTTCCCGATAGCCCTGCGAATAGGGACAAGGCTCGCAGCGTTCTAAAGACACGTGACCGCAAAGCGACTGACCCCGATATTGCGGATTTGAACAAGCAATTGAAACAGGCGCAACTTGTAAAGGCGCAGGAACCAACGGCTGATGAGCAGCGCCGTGCCGACCTTGCGCGAAACATGAATGAGAACCTCGACCAACTAGAGGAAATCGCCAATCGCAGGCCGGATTTGTTCGGCCCTATTGCCGGACGAATGACGCAAGCCGCTAACGTGATTGGGACAAGCGACCCGGACAAGGCCAAATTAAAAGCCATCAAGGAATATCTGGGCATGGCTTCTGTGGGCGCTCACGCCATGCGAAACGCGCAGCACGTTGCCACGGCAGCCGATGCAGTGATGAATGGATTTACAAACTCACCCGAAGCGATGAAAGCAGCTATCGGAGAAGCGCGAAAGAGTACGGGCACGTTCTTTGCAGATGAGAAACGCAGAGGAAATAAGGCTACTGGTGGCACTGCACCTGTAGGCGGGGAAACGGCTAAAGATTTTGGCGATGCAGGCGGAAAACCGGAAGGTGCGACTGGAAAACTTTCGGATGGAACGCCCGTGGTAGTTAAGGGCGGAAGGATTGTGGCCCAACAATGAGCACAACGCCACAAGTCCTATGGGACCAAGTACAGTGGGACGATGAACCTAAGAAAAAGCCTAGTTTGCTTAATCGTTTGAATGATTGGTACACAAAAGAAAGCGATGTGCCGAACGACCCCTATGCGATTGGAAAAGGAGTGCTTCCTGCCGGAGGTTCGCAAAAAGAAAGTCCTCGCAGTGCCACCATGAATACGGCATTGATGAGCGCCGTCCCTCTTACAGGACCAGCTCTTGCGGCACCCATTGCAACCGGATTGGGACTTGCTGGAGCGGCAGTAGGCAGCAAGTTCGGCAGATATGCAGGCGAAGCGATGGGAGCACCAGACATCGGAGAAGATGTTGGTGGCCTTATGGGTGGCCTTATCAGCGGAATGGGCGGAACTAAACTCAGGGAAGCCAATAATTCCGTTGCGGGTGCGTTAAGAAAGCCCGCAACTCCGATGCAAGCGGAACAAGGGATACCGGGAAGCGTCAAACCGATTCTTCCTGAAATGCTGCAAAAGTACACGATTCCAGACTGGGCCATTCCTAAAGGAGAAGTCGGCACGCCGACAAATCCGGGGCCGTTTAATCGCGTTCCGAATCGCGTTTCTCCGCAGTTTCGTGGCGACCCATTCGCTCCGCCAGCACAGGCTGCACCGATTGCCACGAATCCTTTCACGCCAAAAGGCGAAATTCCTTACGGCAGCGTGATTCAATTGCCGGAACCGAACGAAGCCGTTTCTCCAATCAATCCGAAGTACATGGGTTCCGTTCCTCGCAACGAACTTGTAGGCATGGGGAAAAGCAGGACACCGGGCGCTGGCACACAGCTCCAGCAAATCGGCAATAAGGTGATTTACACGCCGCCAGAAGGATTCAATCCCCCGAAAGAAGTCACCAGCTTTTCTTCAGAGGGAAAGCCCTACACAATTTCTAACGCAATGGGCATCCGCTGGGCAAAAACTCCGGGGATTCCTGACATTTCAATTCCCAACGGCATGGCTGACGCGGACATCCCCGCTTATATAGCAGAGAAGCAAAAGCTGCAGATAAACGGCAGCAAGGGGCTATTTCAATGAAACGATGGTTTCTAGCACTGGCGCTTCTTTTCCCTGCTCTGGCTTATGGGCAGGGAAGTAACTATCAGGCCATCATTCTTGGCTCGACAGGAAGGCCAGTTGGCGGAGCGCAAGTTACTGTCTGTATTGCTAGTTCTCCCGGCGTTCCTTGCTCGCCTACGGTGAATATCTTTCAGGACCAAGCCCTTACAATTGCCCAATCCAATCCCATCATCACGGATGCTTTCGGGAACTTCTCCTTTTGGGCTGCTCCGGGAACTTATGAATACACCGTCACGGGGTTAAACGTCGTTGCGCATGGGCCATTTACAGTCGTTCTGCCTTGCATCGTAGGAGCTTCGTGCGCTTCCGCTGGAGGACTGCCGAATAGTTCCGTTGCTTTCTCTTCTACGCCTTCCTTCGCGGCCACGACCAACGCCAGCTACTCCACAACCCTCACAGGCAACATCACGGCCATCACCATCACAGGGACGCCAATAAATGGAAACCTGTTGCGCTTCGCCTTCGATCAGGATGCCACCGGTGGCCGCACAGTAATTTGGCCGGGCAATTTCGTCTTCACTGACGACTTTGCGTTTCGCACGATGCCGCTTGCGAAGAATAAGATTACCTTCGTCTACAGCGGCACGAACTGGCACCAACTCGAAAACATACCGGACGGGGCTTTCGATTATTATCCGGTCACGTTTTCAGCGACTCCAACGTTCTCCAATTCCCGCGCCGCTGTTTTCGATATGACGCTGAGTGGGAATGTCACTTCATCGGTGTTTACGACGACAGGGCGTGCAGGCACGCAATTCATTCTGAATGCTTGCCAGAATGGGGCTGGTGGCTGGACGTTTGCCTTCCCCGGCAACGTGAGCAACCCGCAAGGTTTTACATTTGACACACTCGCTACGCACTGTAACCGCATTCTCTATTCATGGACAGGTTCTTTGTGGATTGGCATCGGCGGAGGCTCTGGAGGCGGCGGCGGAACTCCCGGCAACCCAGTAAACACGTTGCAGAAAAATTCGGCTGGTTCTTTCGCCTCAACAGGAGTCTCAGAAGTTGGCACAACGCTTTCGATTGACGATGACACGAACTCAAAAGGCCCGAACCCCTATTTCGACATCATGCGCTATGGGGGATATTTCGAACCTTCAAACGCTCCATTGACTGCTTCCTGTAGCATCAACTCCGCCTCCACGACGCTTACTTGCGCGACGAACACAAGTTTTCAGAATGGGCATGGCATCGTCATTCCGAAGGCTGGACTGCTTCCCCTCACTAGAAACGCTTCGTTCCCCGCGGCTCCGGCAGTGGGAACCGTCACGCCGCTTTTCGTTTCGGCTGGTTCGACCACTTACACGTACTGCTTCGTGCTTGAAGACTATTTTGGCGGTCTGACAGCTTGCGGCTCGAATGGTTCAACGACTCTCGGCGCGGCCACGCTTGGTGTCAACACGGTTCCTATAACTGGCGTAGTTCGCGCCAGCGGCCTAGATACATTCACCTGCTCGACCAACTGCAATGTACAGGTCAACTCGCAGGTACAAATCTCCGGCTTCACTGGCGGCGGAAACTCGCTCGTCAATGGCACTGTCGTGGTCAACTCGCTGCCCGATGCCACGCACTTCACGATTCTGGCGAACGGGCTGCCCGATTACACGGAATCGGCATCAGGGACTCTTTCCGTCAAAGCCTGCAACGAACTGTTTCCTTCCGGCCTGCTCACGCAAGAGAGCGTGATTTTGCGGACATGGATTTATCGGAATGGAACACTGGTAGGTGTCTCTCCCGGCCAAGACCCGTACTTTCAAGATTGCGCACAAGGTGTCTCCGGCCAGCCTTCTTACGTTCCAACCTCCGCGCCGGGTGCGGCGCAAGCGGGCTATCTCGCCACGACGATATCCTCTGGTGGTGGCACAACGACAATGACGCTGGCGGCTGCTGCGGGCACGACCGTTTCGAGCGTGACGGCGACACACTCGAATGACCAAGCCCTTCTCGCGGCTTATACCGCCGCTGTTGCAGCGCATGGCGGCGTTATTCGGATGCCGGTGATTCCAGCAGGCGGGTTTAATTCGTTCCCCTTCAACGCGACGACGAACTTCCAAGCGGTTACGAACTCAACTGGCTCGACCGTGCGGCTCGAAGTCGCAACCGCAACGCTCAATCAACCGTGGGTAAACCCAGGAGCTTTTGCAATCGAAGGTATCCCGCAATCCTCGACCTCGTTTGAATACAGCCCGTTGGGTGTACTGAGCGGCCCTGCCCACCCGCTGATTCTGGCTAACGGCACGGCTGGCAACGGCGGCGTAACGATTAGCAAGGTCAAACTCGTCACCACGCAGACAGGGCAAAGCAGTTTCGTTTCCGACCATAATTTGCGCGCAGGCGGCAACGTCGGTTTCATATTCAACGACGTAGCTTTTAGCGGAAATTTCGCTTCGGCCATCGTCCTCAAGGGCGGCTTCGACTTTTGGTTCAATCGCGGCACTTGCGCGATGACGGACGTTGCAGGCTGGGCGGCTCATCCTTGTGCTGAATTTACAAATGCTTCGACGTATCTGAGTGCCAGCGGAACGCAGATGCCGGGGCGCATTTACGAAGACCAAATGAACTTTGCCGGTGGCACGGCGAACCAAGTAGACAACTATCCGCTATCGAATCAACCCGGCCCCTCAAGCTCGGGCGGCGGCGATATTTACATCACGCGGAATCTGCACGAATCAAATGCCGGTCCACATTTGCGCGTGGCTGTGGGCGTTGGCACATCTCTAGGATTCGGAGCGGTCTATAAGTTAAATGGCGTCAATTTTGCTGACCAGACAAACGGGTTGCATCAGCCGCTTCTTGAACTCACCGGAAGCCCCGGTACGGGTGGCGTCATCCTCGAAGGCAATCAGGGTGCAGGTCAGAATCCCACTATTCTCGGTGGTGGCCCTGCTGCGACGGCTCCAGTCTGCATCAACAACATTTTTACGGTTGGCTGTGGCGCGACACCGAATCAGAGCATCAACGGGCAGAACTCGATAAACGATGGCGGAACATACGGAGCAACAAACGGCGGAAGTATGGGCTACCTCATGGGTACGCCAGCGGCTCCGGCTTCGTGCGTTGTCTCGGCTGGCGGCTCGGTGCCAATAGCGGTTGGAATACAATATTTCATCGTTGCGACAGATCGGCTGAATTTTTCTGTCAATCCATTTGGCGGGCTTACTCTTCTCGGGCCCTCTTGCTCCGTAACAACAACGAGCGGACAGCAGACCGTGACGATTACGCGGCCGACACTTCCCGCTGGCGCGGTTGGCTGGACATTGTGGCGCGGCGGAGCGGAAGCGAATATCCCAAGCTGCACTACGGCGCTCCCTGCTTCTCAGCTTACTTTCGTAGATACATTTTCATTCACTTGCACATTCTCCGCACCGTCATCGAATACGGCTTTCACTTCAGGCATAAACTCAAGTGGCACGACTTCTGCGAATGCGTTCATGTCCGGCTGGTCAATGGGCCAGCGAACGCTTACCAGCGGCGTGACGCTTGGAAGAAACGATGCGACAGTCTTCGCCAACACGAATGCCGGTTCATTCGCCATCACGCTTAACACGGCGCTAACGAGCCAAATTCACATCATCTACAACCTCTCAACCGGCGGAAACACGCTGACGATCCAAACGACTTCCGGAAATATCGACACCGCATCCACGACAACGATTGCAAACGGCTGCGCAAAGATGTTCACGGTAGACGGGACGAACGCTGAGACGCTGGGTACGAGCTGTGGGAGTGGTGGAAGCGGGAACGTTGCGAACGCGAACCAGTATGCTACGCCGTACTATTCGGCTCCCGGCTCTGCAAACAGCATTGCTGGCGTTGCGCCGGCGACAGCAAACAGCCTCTATGTAACTTGCCACAACGTTGTGGCAAGCGTTGGCGTTCCCCCATCTGATTGCTTGCCGGGAATCCCGGTAAATTCGCAGACCACAAGCTACACGCTTACGACCAGTGACCGTGCGGGATACATTATATTTTCTTCCTGCACGACACCAACTCTCACGCTTCCCGCAATCAGCGGAACCACCGCTTCAAATCTTCCATTCCGCGTTTTCAACGGTTGCTCCGGCAATCTAACTATCGCGCCGACGACGCAGACGATCTCAGCAGATGGCGGCGGACAGGTAAGCTCCATTATCGTCTTCCCTAACTGGTGGGCGACAGTCACCGAAGACAGTACGCCGAACTGGTTCGCCATTCGCACCGCGAGTCTCGCTGGATACGCCACCGGTTGCACGGCGACGAACTTCAACGCTTCGACCGGAATCGTTTGCGCGACGTTGCCGGTGGTTTCGGGCGTCAACTCCCAAACTGCGACCTACACGGCAGTGGCGGGAGACAGCGGCAAAATTATCGTAATGGATTGTTCTAGCTGCACCTTGAACCTTCCGGCTTCTCCTCCCGCTTCGCCCTGGGGCATCTTCATCGAAAATGTAAATGCGACTTCACTGACCGTAAACCGCAATGGCCTCAACATCGACAAAGCAGCGTCGAATCTTACACTCACGCAGAATCAGGGTGTGTGGGTCACGCATGACGGTTCGAACTACTTCACTTCTCGCGGAGTAGGAGGCGGTGGAGGCGGCGGGGCCGTGCGGTGGGATCAAATTACCGATCCTTCCGGTAATTTCCTTCGTTTGATGGGCGCGAATTTGACGGAATTTGATTACACCTCTGCGCTGGCAAACGCTTGGAAGATCACGAATACGACGGCAGCAACCGTCACGACACCACAGAGTTCTCCACAGTTCAACGTCGTATGCGGGCAAGAGTGGACGGGAGCGGGCGCGAGCACCGAAAGCTGCCTCCGGTTACAAATTATTCCAGCGACTGGATTAAACGTACAGCCGACGGTTCACTACGATCTAACCACATCATCCACCAATGGAAATCCGGCGCATATTTTTAGCGGGAAGGTTTATACCTCTTCAACTGGTGCATTCGATGTCGGCCTGCAAGGAAGCAGGTTGGCCGCTATGGACACGAGCGGTTTTGATTCGTCTTGCGGTGCGCGCGGCCACTACTTCTCGACAACGGCAAACATCGACGGCGGCGCGAACGCTGCCGGTATGGGCTGCCTGAAGGCGAATCTCATCACCTTCAACGGCCCTGGCATCAATGACGAACTAGCGATTTTCGTTGGCGCGAATAGCCAGCGGCAAGTTGCTTCGAGCTACACAAATGCAACGACAACGCCATCCACGTTCCAGACGTGGTCGCTCGCAGCCTCGGCGCACAACTACGCTTATCACTGCGATCTGGTTTATCAGTCGTCGGCTTCGACAGCGACCCTTGCACTTTCGTTCAATGCGTCAGTAGCGCCTACGTCCCTCATGGGACACGCGCGAATCTTCTCGACGCTCACCGGCACAAGCACCGACGCGACGGTGACGACAACCTCTTCCGGCAACGTCGCGGTTCTGACCGGAGCAACTCCGAACGCAACCTCGACCAATTACGAAGCCACTTTTAGCGGAACGATTGAATGGGGCTCGTCAGCTGGAACGTTTGCGATTCAGGCAGCAGCAGGCGGAACTGGAACCGTGACAATTCTGAGGGGCAGTGCATGCTATCTCTACTAAAAAAACTGCCCTTACTGCTTCTCTTCGCTCCTGTAGTGGCAGCGCAATACACTACGCCGAGCGGAGGCTTCGACACCTATCACGGACTCGCGGGAACGACTTGCACGCACGGTACGGCGACAGCGATGTCGCTGGATACGATCACGGTGAGTGGCAATCAGAATCGTGTGTTCTGCGACTTTTCGAATCACGTTTACTACCTGAAAGGCTTCTTCACTTTCGACAACACGCAACCTGGCGGCACAGATGAGTTCGGCCATACCTACAATTTCTACACGACGGCGAAGTACGGAACACAACAAGCATGGGCCGACGCTGCGCTCGCAAAAATAATCAGTTGGGGCTACACCGGGCTGCTCCCCGGCCGCGCCACGACCGTGACGAATCCGTGGACGACGGCGAACCCAGTTCCTTTTATCGCGGGAGCGGATGTCTCGCACTACAGCGTCTCGAATCCGCAAGGCTATGCGCACGTTGGCTGTGACCTGCCAAAAGACCTTTCCACGTCGCTCAAGACGACGACATTCAGCGGAGCGACAGGCTTCAACCTCGTGGACTACGACAGCCCATGCTGGGGCATCTACGTTCGTGCATACATGGACAACGACAATGCCTTCGCTGTGAGAAGCCAATCGGCGGCGATGAAGCACTTCCTTGCTGGTGTGGCGCTGACCGATGCAGACAATTCTCACTGCACCGGCGCCGGCCCGGATTTCGTTCCCGCGAACGGGAATTATGACTTTCGCTGCGGCACGATGGGGCTCTTTGCTCCGCCTGTTCAATTTGCAGATGGTGGGAATGGACAAGCCTACTCGGACGGAACTGTTTTCATCAAGAAAACGTTGCACGACAATGCGATGACCGCGCATACGAACATCGCAGGCATCAACGCGGCATGGGGAAGTTCTTATACGACTGATCTGACGAGCGGAAATTGTTTTGGGTCTTTGCAACCTGCTTCTGTTTGCCCTTCCCCTGGCGCTGCATTCGCTCTTGGAACAGGCGATGGTGTGACAACGACTTTCACAGGCACGATTCCGAACACTGTCATTTCGAAGTGGTCTCTCTATGTGGCAAAAAATGGAGTCAAAGTCGGCGGAGACATCAGCGGCGGCGGCGTAGGGACACTGTTCGGGCCGGGCGCGGCGAATGGTTTCGGCGGAACGATAAATTATTCAAGCGGTGCAATTTCCGTGACGTTCACGACGGCCCCGGCAAATGGAGCGGTTCTCACGGTCGGCTATATCCAAAACGGCTGGGGCATCGGCACGGGACTGATGGACGAAGACTGCCGCGCAGGACATACCTACTGCGGAAGCTCTCTGGTTTTTCTAACGGGCATGTCTTCTGGCCTGCAGGCGGATGTGAATGCAACAACGAAATCATATGCGGGAGATTATGCCGGGCAAGCGACAACAGCGATCTCAGGATGGGCCGGAGCGAATGGTTTTACGGGGAAAGTTCTGTTTGCTGGTATCTACGCTCTCGGCGCATGGGGCGCGCCGCCAGACAAATTTTTCATGCAAGGGCTTGCCCCCTATCAGGATGTGATTATCGCCTCTGGCGCTGGAAACGGATTCTCGCACTGGACGCAGCCGATGCTCGACTACACGCGCACAGCGTTTGGCAGCGACGTGGCGATCATCGAATCGAGTTACAGAGTTTCAAACCGCGATTCTAACTTCGCGTGGTATTCGCAGCCTGTAACGGGAAGCGGGACGACAGCCACAGCGACGATGACACTCCCGATCAACTTCTCGACCGGTTCGCTGATTGACACGTTCTGTACGAACTCCGCTTTCAATCGCTTGCAAGTGCATCCCGGATCAGTGAACACCGGAACAGGCGTTCTGACGTGGACGACTTCTGGCGGCGTCTCTGGTTCCACGACTTGCACAATCATGTATTCCGACAACAACAACGGCGGATTTACTTCGCAGGTTGCGCGTGGAACGGATTACAAGAATGACATCGGTGTGGCTCCGACCGTGGCTTATACGGCGAGCGGCGTCCGCATGTACGTTGGCATGTCCCAGTGGGCATACCAGGACTATCACAACGAAAAAGAAAATTGGGGAGTGACGAACGTTCGGGATAACCCCTACAATGGCATCGACAACAATGGAACGGGCACGTTCGCCTGCCAAGCTCCCGACGCGGCTCACACTTGCGGCGGAGAAGCGGCAGACCATTTGAACGGCGGGCCGCAAGGCGACTTCCTCGACCTCGCGGGACAGGCGCACGTCCTGATCGACAATTACTTTCTCGCAGCGGCTTCTCCTCCCGCCGTGACGCTCAGTCCATCATCGGCAGCGTTTGGAAATGCAGCGCAGAATACGCCCGATACCGGCTGCAATGTATCGCTCATCCCTTGCGATATTCGGCTGACGAACACGGGCGGCTCGACGCTCAATATCACCTCCGCTGTGATTGTCACGGGCACGCACTTTTCCATCGCCAGCACGACTTGCGGGCCAACGCTTACAGCGGGAAGTTTCTGCGATGTAGTCGTGACCTTCACACCGCATGTATTGGGCGCTCTTTCTGATACGCTTCGCTTCACCACGAACGCGAGCACCAGCCCCGATAACGTTCCCCTCACAGGAACAGGCGTCATTCCAACCGCTCCAGCCGTGCAGATGGTGATGAATGTTTTGCCTCTGCCTGCGCAGCCTCCTATCCCCGTTTTGACGAAACTAGCTCCCGCTAATACTTACCTCACGGCAAAAGGTTTCTCGCAGGACGGCATTTTGTTTGTGCCCAATCTCACCGTTACGGCGACGGGTAGTGGATTCACTTCCACTACACAATGCTGGTTTGATGGCATAAATGTTCCTTGCGGTTGCAGTGCCACATCATGCACTATAACGCTCAGTCAAGCATCCGTGGCCATGCCTCTCGTAAAGACGGCGCATAACGTGGGGATTTCGAATCCGGCAGTCGTGGTACCGATAGTTCAATAGGAGGGTAGATGAACGGAATCATCGCTTTCTTGCAGGCACATCCCACGTCCTCAACGCTGGTGGCCTACTACATCGCCAGCGCGTTCATCGGGGCGCTTCCTGCTCCGCAAGCCAACTCAGGCATGCCCTACCAGTTCATGTACAAGTTTTTCAACACGCTGGGAGGGAACCTGACAAGAGCTTTTGCGAGCAAGGTGGAAAGTTCGCCTAACTTCACGCCGCAAATGCAACAGGCTAAGGATGCAACTCCAGTACCAGCGGTGACTCCGCCAAAGTCGTGAACACCGCACTCCAGTCCGTCTGGCCAGTTCTCGCGCCGGTAATCGTTTTCCTGATTATCTACGCCATCCAGAAGTTCCTCGCCAAACCGGATACGCTCGCTGCGAAACTCGAATACCTTACAGACGCGATGGAGAAAAAAATGGAGGAGATGCGGCGAGAGAAAGACAAGCAGATAGCGGAACTCGAAGAGAAATTGTACAAGCAGGAGAAAGAAAGCTGGGATAAAATGAACGGGCTGCGCGGCGATATTATCCGAATCCAGACCAAGCTCAATGGAGATGGCTGGCGTCGTCAGCACTAGGAGGAAAAGTGGGAGCCTGCCACAGGATAGGATTCATCCATAGGATTTCCTTGGATGAGCCGACTGGATGCTGGAATTGGCGTGGACCTATAGACAAAGGCGGCTACGGTAAAACCAAGTACAACGGCAAATTCATTTCTGCCCACCGACTCTCCGCAATTCTCTGGCTGCGAATTGACAGAAACGACCCTCGGCAAGTCATGCACAAATGCGACAATCCTTCCTGCTTCAATCCTAAACATCTGGCAATGGGAACACGCTCTGAGAATGCATTGGATTCTGTGCATAAAGGCAGACAGAACCAAATCAGAAAAACTCATTGCAAAAATGGCCATCCATACAACGTAGAAAATACTAGAATTATCCGAAGGCCGGACAGGTTTCCACAAAGACATTGTAAAATTTGTGAAGCTGCATCAATGAAAAAATACTTTCAAAAGAAGAAGGGAGAACGGCCATCAGCGGAAATCCTCCACCTCGTGAAGTAGTAGGTACGTTTACTGTAAAGGAAATGTCAGAAAGCAGCGTGATGCTCGTAGGCGACAAGGGTATCTGCAAATTCACCGACCTTTCCGCCGAAGATGTAGCGTACTTCGTCGCCAAAGGCACCAAGTTCATCATTTCCGCTACACAGAAAAAGGGCGATTGATTGAACTACTCAGAGTGGGATGCTTGCTCGGCGCTTGCTCGTTCGCGGCATGGCGCTCGTGGCGGCATCCCCTCATTTTCTTCTATTTCGGTACCGAACTCCTCGCCACAATAGCCGGTAGTTGGGTTGTAAACGCCGCTGGCGACTCTTCGCACGTCTACACGATAGTTTACCTGTCTTCGACCATTCCCATCGTCCTAGCGGCTCTGGGCGTCGTTTGGGAAGCCACTATTGGCTATACCTACCGGCTCAGAAGGATGTCCCTCGCCGTCCTTGTCACGCTGTTTATCTCGCGCTCTCTCTATTTTGGCATCCACAGGGTAATGGATTTTAACGACTGGGTGATGTTTCTCAGAGCGGCGATATTTTATGGCCTTGGTTTCATATTGGCGAGCGTATCGTTTTTCTCCGGCAGGCGCATTGACGTTTATTTCATTCTTGGAATCCTGTGGATGAGCCTGTCGGCTTTCTTTTGGGCATGGCTCATTGAGAAGCCAGATGCAGGATGGCTGGAATCAGGGTGGGTTGTGCCGACAGCGTTTTGCGTGGTTGCTTTCACTGCGGTAGGCGTTAAGATGCGAGACAGACATGGCTGATGAAGTCCCTATAAAGGAATATATCGACTCCCTCTGGCTAGGTCATCACAGGGAGCATGAAGCCCTGCAACGCTCTCTTGATTTGGCGCGGGACCAGATGAGAGACAAGCTCATGGAAATGAATCAATTCAGGGCGCAGATTGACCAGGAACGCGGCAGGTATATCACGCGGGAGAATTACGATTTGCGCCATGATGAACTGTCGAAGCGCGTAAACGCCTTCGAGCAATATAGAGCGAACCTCGAAGGCAGACTTTGGATGCTAGGAGCGGGGCTTACGACGGCAGGCGTTCTTATCAACGTTGCGTTCCACTACTGGGGCAAGTGATGATTTGCTCAGGCTGCAAGAAGAACGTGCCAAAGAGCGAAATCAAGACGGTGCGGCTAGACGGCGAACATCCACTCGATTATTGCGAGACGTGCCTAGCAGCAATCAAAGAGAAAATCAAAAACTATCCGAAGAAGAAGGGCCAATGAAGCTGACACTTGAGCGCAAGCTGATGAATGAAACCTGTACTATCGGGGAGCTTTACGTTGAGAACGTCATCGAATGCCACACTCTTGAACTGCCCGTTAAAGACGGCCTTCCAGGGAGTGCGATTCCACAGGGCATCTTCCTTGTCGCTAACAGGTTCAGCCCTCACTTCGGGCGCAACGTGCCGCACATAGACAATATCCCCAACCGCTCAGAGATAGAAATTCACTGGGGGAATACGCAAGAGAATACCCGTGGCTGTATCCTTGTGGGTCGCACGTGGTCGCCGGCAGACCCTTGCTTCATCAGCGAGAGCCGACTGGCCTTCGATGCGCTGTACGAAAAGATTGCCGCTGCGTTCTCGGCGGGAGATTCCGTGACCATCGAAATTTTATCTTGATTGTGCTGTTGAGGACAGATATTCTCGCTTTGAACACGGCAGAATGGGGGCATCATGCACAGCGAAACTTACGCTCCAATTAGGCTTGTACTTATAATCTTGGCCATTCTTTTGTTTGCACTGGCTACTTTCTTACCTCAGCCGGAACCGTGGTACTGGCGTCAGCGGTTCATTGCAGGCGAATTGTTCTGCTGGGCGTTGAGCACGGTACACTTTTAGTGAGGGTAGGGCATTGACCGATTGGGAGAAGCTGGAAGTTTACGACCTCGGCATGATTAGAAATGCCGCTGGGCGCATTGCCGACGCCTTCGAAGAGCTCGTAGAGCTTCTAAAGAAACTTTCTCAGCCACAGCAGTCAGTCAGGCTTGGGATTCGTACCGAAAAAGGAGAAACATTCATGCCAGTTCAATTACCAGTTGGTAAGACCGCAACAGCCGTAGCGCATCGCTTCTCAGGCACTACGGAAATTCCGCTCAAGGGTGCCGCTGTATATACGTCCAGCGATGCCTCGATTGCTACGGTGGACCCCGCGAGTGGTCTCATCACGGCTGTAGCAGCGGGAGTAGCGACAATCACAGGGACGGACATTGATGGCGTGTCGGGCAGCGATACCGTCACCGACCAGCCCGTTGATACGATTCAGCTTGTCATCACGCCCAACTAAGAGTTCCCCTCAGTGCAGTAAGGGGCGCTGGTCAACTTCCCGACTAACGCCCCTCTCTCCTTTTCCGGCCATGAAGCGCCTCCATGACCTAAAGCGCGAGAAGAGCCTTGATTGCGTCTTTATTGGCG